CTTGTACTGAACGATTCCAAAATATTGAGGACTTCGTTTGTTTTTTCTGTCATTGCTTTATCTTCCGAAATCTCAGGCATAGACACAGATTCTCGGACGGTTTCTTTGAGACGCCCGATCTCTTCATTAGCATATACTCGGAAGGATATTCCGTCATCAGCGAAAGATAAAATATACTTACTGAGAAACTCCTTTTGAGATTCGTTTAGCTTATTCCCGTAAGATTCATTGAATTTTGAAACGAAAGACTTATAAACCAAATTATCTATTGGGGTCTTTTCTGACTCTTCTTTTGCTGTTTCGCTAGTGAGTGTTTCTATTACTTTTTCCTCTAGCAGTACTCTCTGTTTTACGTTCATGTCGCGATTAAATAGGGAATAGACTGTTGCTATGTTTCTATAGTTTGGAACAAAGTTATTAAAAATCTCACCTGCGAAGGTTTTATTTATTTTATTTATCAATTCACTCTGTGTGTTGAATATTTCCTTCTTGCTCAAATCAGAGTAAGCTAATTTTGTTTCGAATAATAGTTTCTCGGCAGTGTTTTTCTTCAGTCCGGTAGTTTCTGTGAGAGTCCTGTATAATTCTAACTCTTGAGTTAAGATAGAATTTGCGTTGAAAAACTCCCTTATAAGAGATACGACTTTTTGCTTTCTATTTGAGTTGTTTTTTATTATTGATTTGACCAACTCTCGATGCATTGCTTCGTAAATAAGGGCCGTGTTTCGTTTCTTATTGTGCTTAAGTCTCATCTTTGTTCCTCATTTTTTCGTTTAGGCTATTGATCAGATTCTTAACTTCCTTGCTCATTTCAAAAATCTGTCTCTCTTCCTTTAAGTAATTAGTGTCTTTTGACTCGTATAATCCGGATAATTCAGAATAACCTTTCATGGTGTTTCTCTTGGTGTTCTTGCCCACTTCAGTCGCCACCGAGCCTAACATCCTCTTGCGGCGGCCGGCTACTCTTCTCATATCTTTTGAAGGATGTTTTAGTTTATAGGCACTTTTCTCATACCTCCTTACATCATCCCTCTTTCCGGGAGGGGCAGGCGATGGGGTATCCGGTGACACAATTAGCGGACTATCCGCTTCGGGCTCATCTAAGTCTTCAGGGTCAAAATCAGGAAGACCCTCTGGCGACTCCAGATCATCCCCCAACTCTACATCTGCTGCGTCTCCGCCCTCAAGTGTGCCCGAGGCACTATAAGCCGCGGCCTGTTCGGCTTCGCCGGCAACTTCTAGTGAAGATTCAAACTTTCTGTCATAGAACATCTCTCTCTGATTTCTTAAGAATTCTTCTTCAGACATTCCAAAAAGCTTTCTCGCCAGCCAGCGGTGACTAAAGAAGCCTTCAGTTGCTTTTGATGCAGTGTCAAATTTAGCACCCCAATGCTCAAGCTCCTGAAGCTCTGCGATCTTCGATGGATTATTTAAACTCAACTTGAATGAGAGTAAATCTTCTGAGCGGAAGCCCAGTACATAAAGATGAATTAAGCCAATCTTCTCCAATTCCGTAATGACTGAGCGCTGAAGTCTTTGTATGGTTCTCGCAAAGCGAATATCCTTTTGTGCAAGGGTTGTCTTGTCTTCGTCAGCGCCTTCGCCTCTTGACATGTAAGACTGTGGCACCTTAAGTGCAGAGAATAGTTTATCCCTAAGATACTTTACATCCTCGATGTCACCAGTGTAAGTGCCACCCGGCAAAGTTTCGACCCTTGAGTTGGTGCCACCTCGAACTGGAATAAAGTAATCTTCATCAACCGACATTGGATTGTAGCGAAGGTCTACTCGGCCAGTGTTAGCATCCACAACTTGATGGCGTTTCATTTGAGTCATTACTTTTTGCATGTATTGCTCTACGTCTTGGGTTGGAACATTGCCAACGTCGACATAGAAAACTCTTCTCTCTGGTGATCGTACTATTCGATATGCCATCATGGCATCCTCAAGAAGAGTGAGTTGTCTCCAGATTCTTCGCGCAGGTTCAAGTGCAGAGCTACCATATGGTGCGTATTTATCGTTGCCCAGAATTCTAAAATGTGCAACTTGCCAGTTTTCAAAAGTCATACCACCAGAGTTCCATTGATACTGAACATAGTTGGGGTTTGTCCTATCTTCGCCTTCAAGACGCTCAAGCTCACTAGTTGGAAGACCTATAACACTTGATACTCCTATCTTCTCGTCGATGTCTAAATACAAAAAGAAGTCCCCGTACTTGCACATCGAACGACACCAACCAAAAAGATTGAACTCTACATTCATTATGTCGTGATATAGTGAATATAATAAACTAGAAATCTCCTCGTTGGGGCAATCTATTGTTAATAGCGGTTGAAGTCTAGATGATGTGGTCATTTCGTCTGCATAGATGTCTAGAGCTGAGGCGATCTCTGGGGTATACTCCATCTGATCGAAGTCGACATATCGTTCCGTTCGCTGCTGGTTGGACATGACATTTGCCTGCAGGTTGTCGAAAGGATTGTAAGAAACCTTCTTAAAGTTCTGACCAGAGGCTGATTTGAATCTCGACGCGTAATAATCTAATTGTCTTCTACGCAGTCTGTGGTTTGTTTGTGTCCTATGATTTACAAGAGGGCCAGACAAAAGCCTTGTTAGCTTCTTAAATAATGTAGAGTTTTCATTGTTCGGATTCTGTTGATTAGTGTCTGACATTTATATTACCCTTTGTAGAGCCACGAAAACTGCTCTTGATTTTTTCTATGCTCTGCCATCTTATCAAATGTTGAGTCATTTTTATAGTGATTTTGGCCGGGAATGTTGGTATTCAAGCTTGTATTCACTTTTATCATAGAATCTAACATCACTTTCTTATATTCAATATCTCTATAACTATCTGTTAACACCGTGTCACGGATCCAGCACCCAATAGAACAAGCCAAAACCAAGTCATCGTTGTATGATCTCATAGCTTCTGGCTTTCCGTGATTCCAGACAAAAGTCTTCATTTCCCCATGGAGTCTCGAAGAATATATTTTAATTAGTTTATTTCTTATGAATTCTTCCATCTTAGCGATGATAAGTGGCCTAGTTTTAGAAGAGGTGGTAAAACCAGCGACGGCGTTGCTTTTATATTCCGCCTCAAGGGCTGTAATATATTCGTGAGTCGACTTTATAGAATGGTATACGTTTTCGTAACCCTTTTCTTTTAACTTTTGCAAAACAGCAAACCCTACTGAATTATTCTCAACCACCAGCATGCATGTACCGTACTCTTTTCCTGCACTATAAAGAACGTCTGCGAAAATGTCCGGGGCTATCTTTCCCTGATACTCTGCAACTATCTCCATCGTATTTACGTTAAACACGTGAAACACTGAGTAATCTTTTCCATCGCCCCTTGCTACATCGGCTGAAATAAAATACTCACTGTCTGGTTCGCGTTCTTTCCAGATCCAGTAATTTCTGTCAAAGCCCGTTCTGTATTTCGGCTCGCAAATCAAACTCTCTACAAAGGACATATCGTCAGAATGAAACACAGTCTCGCCAGACATATTAAAGTTACACTCAAGCTCTTGAGCAATTTCTCGTCGAGACATATTCTTTGTTTCTTTTTCGAACCATTCTTGATCTCGGTCTGGGTGGACATCCCACAACAATTTAGTAGGAAAGAAGTCATTCGATTGATGCTCCGCTTCGGAGTACGTCTTGTGAAACCAATTGCCTACGCCGTTTGGAGTGGATAATGCAATGCAGCGGCCGCCGGTGGACAAAGTAGGGTATAGGCCCATCCACAACTCACCCAAACCTTCAACGTGGGCGGCTTCGTCGATCACCAAGAGCGATAGAGCCTCAGAACGACCAGCGTCCCCACTAGTTGAGGATGCTTTAATCTGAGAGCCATTGTACAACTGAAAAGACGTTCTGTTATCTATTGCTACATCCGAGATTCTTATCCATGGAGGTAAGTTCTTTAGAATTAATTTAACTTTTTTGACAAGATTGGCAGCGGTGCCAAACTTTGTTGCAATGACGAGAACGTTCTTTTCTCGATGAAACATCATAAGCCAAACAACATATGCAGCAGTAACAGTAGAAATACCTAGCTGCCGCGCTTTAAGAATGACATTAAAACGATTGTCGTTAAAATTGTCAATCAAATCTTTTTGGAAGTCATATAGACGAAAAGGTATCAGACCCCTCTGTGGGTGGGATATCTTTGCGTAGTTCGTTATAAAATAGGATGGATCGCGGCCGCAACGAACGACCTCTTTCATAATCTCTTTCTTGGAAAGTCGATATGTCATTAAAACTTACTAGTTTCTTTGGCCGGATTTTATACTCCAAGCCTTAAAGTGTTCGAACTTTTCGTCATCTCTGGTGACGTTTTCGGGGCTTTTTTCTTCTGCGCCCATGGACAAGAACTTTTTAATGTTATCGTCCAAGTTATCTGTGCTCTCTTCTGATATCGCCTCTGCGTCGGTGCCAGACATACGATACATGCAAGAGGCTTGAACAAAAGATCGGACTCGCGAGGTGCTTTGCACCATCACGTCTACCTCGCCTTCTTTTACGAGATCCAAAGAGTTGCCAGTTAACTTCTTGTATTCCTTTTTGAGAAAACCAGCAATGGAAGCGATCTTAGACTCTACCTCCGACTCGAACCCATTCTCGTGAACTTCTTTGAGTTTCACATCTGCATGGTAATGTACAGACATAGCATTACCATGAAACTTTACAGAAAACCCGTCCATAACTCTTGAGTCATTAATTACGTGACCTTCTTCCCTGTTGAGGCCAATTTTAATTGGTTCTCCATTTTCATCAAGGGCTCCATCGTATGTGTTCGATAAAACCTGCGAGATTCCGTTTACAATTTCTAGTGTTTTCGACATATTGGTCTTCCTCTAAAGCCTATTATAAATAGTAGTCAGTTTTATAAAAGGTCAGTTATTAACTTCTGGACGCCAACCTGATTGCCAGCGATCCTCGCGATGTTCTACATAAATAATGTAGCATTTAAAACAACATTGAAATTTATTCATATAAAGGTCATCCTTTTGTTT